GGGGTAATGCCAACGAAAAAGAAGAAGCAGCAAATAAAGACATTGACGCTAAAGTCGCTTCTGGCGAGATATCCAAAGATCAAGCAATGCAAATGCGTGGTGACGCCAGTGATACATCTAATGTTGAAAAAGGTGAAGCAGTTGGTGGCGGAGCAGGTGGTGCAGCTGGAGCGTGGGCTGGTGCTGCAGCAGGTGCAGCTGTTGGATCTGCTGTTCCTATTGTTGGTACTGCTATTGGTGGTTTAGTTGGTGGAGCAATCGGATATTATGGTGGTTCTAAACTTGGTGCTGGAATCGGTGGTGCATTAACCAAAGGATATCAAGGTGTAAGAAACTTCTTCGGTGGTGGTCCAGATACTGGTAACAAAGGTGTTCAGGCTGCACAGAAAACTGAAGAAAATTATGATATGAAGTTTAATGATGGTAAACCAACTATCAATGGACAATCTGTGAGTCAAGAAGATTATATGAAAGCACATAATGCTCCATTAGAACAACGTCCTGAAGTTATTAAGAGCATATTAAACAAACCAGTACCAGAAGGATCTGGCACTGCTAATGCTATTCAAAATAAAACAAATGAATTAAATGATACTAAAGATGCAGCTGCTAATAAAGGTAATAATTCTCCAATCGTTGCTGCACCAGTAACTAATATTAATAATTCTAATACTCAAAACAATACTACTCGATTACCAATTCGTTCAGAAGATAATTCTCTGAATCATTATGTAAAAAGTAGATACGCTGCATACTAAAAACAAAAAAGCCACCGAAAGGTGGCTTTAAACTTTTATAAGTTTATGATTACTCTTCTTGAGCAATCTTTTGGAAGTAAGACATCACGTCTTCATCATCGTCATTAATCTCTGGCATCTTAGGTGCTGGTTTAGAAGCAACCTTTGGTGCAGCAGCAACTGGACGATCTTCTTGCTCAGCGATCTCTGCAGCAGACTTGCTAGCAAATGAATCACCACTCAATACTTCGTTTAGTTTCTTTTTCAACTCATCATAAGACTTGAAGTTCTTACGATCAACAAACTCAGACAACTTGTGCTGAGAATTAGCGATTCGTAGGATTTCTTCGTCATCACTAGAAATAGCTGATGGTTCCATAAATGCAGACTCATCATAGTTAGCGTAACCATCTTTCTTACGCATACGTAGTTTGAAGTTTGCACCTTCCCAGAAGTCGAACACGTTTACTGGCTTTTCATCTTCGAAAGTTGGACGTGCTTTGTCCATAATCTTATCAAAGATTTTCTTACCAAATTTCCACAAGAATACTTTACCTTCATTCTCTGGGTGCTTTGGATCAGACACAATGAGAATGTTAGCAGTGAAAGAAAGACGACGCTTTTGTTTACGTGCGATTTCTTTGTTTGCTTCAGAACCAGAGTTCCACAATTGAGTATTCAACTCACCAACAGGATCGTTCTCACCAAGAGTAGTCAAACTGTTCTCGATATACCACTTACCAGTTGGACCTTGGAAGCCATGAGAAAAGATTCGAACCCATGGAAGTTCATCACCTTCTACACGTGGCAAGAAACGGATAGTGGCTGTGCCATTACCTGCTTTGTCACCTTCAAGTCGCCAAAAGCGATCATCGGTAAAAGATTTTTGTTCTGATTGGGGATTTGCGACTTTGTCGAATGCGCTAGAGATAGCACCAAAGTCAGAGTTGCGCATTTTGCGTAATGATTGAATATCCATCGTATTTCCTTTGTATAAAAATGTATTTAATTTGTATTGTCGTTTTGTATATGTTGAATAGTGATTTCATCGGATACTTCCAACTCATCGTCAAAAGGATCGTCATAATCTTCTTCAACATAACTATTTAGCGTTTTCATTCCACCACTTTTCTTGCCACTGGCATGTCTAGCGTGCTTTCCAGATCGCCCACTGGTCTGCTCATCTTCGAACTTCTTCGAATTCTTATGATACGTCTTACCCATACTATCCTGCAATTTCTTCCTTAAAGTGATCGAAGATCTTACCAAGTTTAATTTTATCGTATTTAACGAATCCAGTCAACTTTGTAACTCTTCTCAATTCATCATCCCAAATGTATTTAACACTAGAATGATTCTTCCATTCGTCCACTACATTTGTGATGTCGTCAAGTATCCTTAAAGTTTCAATAGTAATTTTACCACCAACAAACATCTTCAGTGCAACTGGATATTCGTTATCGGTAAACCCAAAAATTGCAGTCGGTTTTAATCTATTAGTTTCAACATGCATGAGTATTGCAGCCAAATCGTCAATAAAAACTTTGGTGATTGACTGCTTTCGTTTGTTCCATTCCAAGAAGTTATCTTCTGCTTCTTGTCCTGCATAAATGGCTGTGTCATTTCCATAAGCAAAATTAGAAACAAAGAACTGAATAATCTCTTTGTCTTCATCGTGCTTTGCAGCCAATTTTTCAAATATGTATCTGTCATTACGAGCATTAAATGCTTCACGAGTGCCACGGACATTTCCACGATTTTCAAATACGTTGAATTTGTCAGTAGTAAAGTGAAGTTTAATCGCTAGGTAATAACGATATGCTTTAAATCCGTCCACTGTTTAGTTTCCTACACTTTTCTTTTACTTCAATTGGATAATCTGGGCTAATTTCTGCAATGCTACAGTTGTATACAACAACTCCGTGTTTTGGCATGGATGTTAGAACAATTCCCCAAAACCCAATGACAAAACAAATTGCTAGTCCAAGATAAACAAGTTTAGACATCAAGTTGAGCCTGTTTAGGTAAGTAATTCAGTTCACGAAAATTTAATTCAATTTTATCTTTTAAAGACTTGTTGATCAAAGAAGCAACATCTTCTGGCTCAAGATAATTCTCTTTGCAATAATGTAAAACAGCATCCATGTAAGATAGTTTCTTGTCACGAACAATTTCTTCAATATGTAAAGAAAATTCGTTGGCAGTTTTAAACATTTTTCCTAATCCAATATTCTGTATTTTTAATCTCTTGATCAATGAGTCCATACTCTTTCAGTTTTGTTTTATATAATTTCCAAATAGGTGTATTTGTATTGTCTGGATCCATTTTCTTCTCAAACTTCTCAAGAAACATAGAAAAGAATTTATCCAATTTCATTTTTTCAACAACCAAGTTGTTACGCTTTTCAATCAAATCCATAATCTATTATACCTTATTTGTTATTGCAAGACAAGTTAATCATACTACCACCATAGAATGCAACATCCATAATCAATGCTTCATTCTCAGATTCTAATTTTGCAATCTTTGCTTTTATGCATTGCATTTCATCATAATGTCGTTTGCGGAGTAATTCTATCTCCGCTTCTTTCTCAGAACACTTAACACAAAATTCAGCCATTATCCTCTCCTCATTGTTGCAATAGCCACTGCTTCTTCATCACTGAAAATTGGAACAGCATTACTTTTGTGCATCGTGCCAATACCCTTAACCTTAGTACCAGTGTAAACTGGGTTTGCTATCTTGGGACATGGAGCACCAGTAAATGGAAGACTCGGAATCTTAGGTGTCTCACGACAAGCAGGTTTTCCAAGTGAGTACACGTCACTGAGTTGTTGTTTCTTTGGAACAACAGTCTTTGTGGCATACTTCTTAAGCAACTTCTCCCACGATGCATCCAACTCGCGTTGTTTTGCAGTAGGTTTACGCTTCTTTGACTTTCCAAGGGATGTATGAATCATTTGCATAATATAATTATACCTCAAATAAAAATAAATGTCAACACTTATCTGGAGTAGCAGAAATTCCCAGTAACTACCTGTCCATTCACCATTTCACTACGCAATTCGCAAGTATGACCTGGAGCCTGAATCACTGGAGCATTGGAAGGATAAACATAAACAGTTTGTGGCTGTGAATAGATTACCTGTGGTGGAGGGACTTGTTGATATACGTATGTTGGACGTTGAGTCAACACATTACCAATAATAACACCAGCACCGAATGGAACCCATGGACCACCATAATTGTTATAGTAACCATGTGCCATTGCTGGTGTGGCGATTGATAATGTTAGTGCTACTGCTGCAAGAATCTTCTTCATATGTTTCTCCTTAAACAACAAAACCTGTTGTGTCTTTTTTGGCTTTACCTTTGGCTTTGAGACCAACGATAACTCCCTTTGGATCCAAGAATCGTAAATCAGTTTCATCGCCATTGATAACTGGACGACCAAGATAAGTCTTAGGTACATCTTTGAAAACAACAGCAACATTCATACCACTTGACATTGCGATTCGAGTGTCCATATCGTTTCCATCTGCTTTAGAGAAAGTCAGGTGGTAATTTGGAATATGAGATACCTTACGATTATTTATTTTAGTGTAATCGTAGAATTGCACTTCTGGGAACATCTGGAAAATATTAAGACCAGTATCACCGATGGTATATTTTTCCCACGCTAAGTCTGAAGTACCATTTAAACGAAACACAGCAGTCAAACCAAGTTTTTTGGCTTTGTTGAGTGTTCCATCAATTTCACGTGTCAAGTCTTTGAAAAATTGTTCACGATTTTCGAAGAACATTTTAGTCTTGCGAATACGTGCTTGCTGGATAACATTAGTGGATTCACCTTTCTTGAAGATGCCACCACGACCAGCAGTATTCAAACATGCAGCAGTGCAACCAGCAGTTCGTTTAGGACAAACTTCTTTGCCAGATAAGTCTGCAGGTGCGAAGTGCAACACTGAAGACAAATAGCCTTGTTTCTGTCCTTTAAGCAACTTTGGGTTTCCAACTGTAAGCAACATAATCAATCCTTTTCTCAACGATATAAGAATAATTATACACCAAGTTGGAATAAAAGACAACACCCTCCAGAACGTGTATCCTAGAGGGTGTTTTTAGTAAGTAAGTGCTTACTTACCTGATTTTGGAGGGTTTGGGGATTGCAAACCTGCTCCATAGGCTACACAGACGATATCTCTCTGGTCTGAGTAAGCACATCGAACAGCCACAGGATCAATTCCCTTAACGATTGCAGATTCGATGTTAGATCTTAGTGCTTGTAGTTCGTTGTACTTATAAAAAGTAACTGAACCAATTAATGTCACTACACCAATCAAAACTGAAATAACAAATACACGATCACTCATAATTAACTCCTTTAATTTACCAAGTACCATCATCAACCACCACTCTTAACCATACCAAACCAAGATATAGTTCAAAGTGGAAAATATATGTGTCAATGTCTGCTGGAGGATTAACCTCGATTTTAAAATTCCAGTGGTAAGGATTTAAAACAAATCCAGCCCACAATCCTGAATGTTTAAGATAATTCTTTAACTTCATCGCATAGTCCTAATTTTTTGGCTTCAAGAGGACTGAGCCAAATATCTTGAGGTGGTAGTAATACCTCTCTGATTTTTGTTTCAGTGAGACCAGTAGACTTTTTATAATGAGAAATCATTTTCTTAGTCGTAAGATCAAACTCTTTTACCGTTGCGAATAATTCGTGTTCCTTACCAAAAGCACCCCAAGTGTATTGATGGGAAAGTATAGATGTATTCGGTGTGAGAATACGATGCCCTTTGTCACCAGCAAGGAAAATCATTAGCCCTGCTGAAGCAATCTGTCCTAAACCAATTGTGCGAATAGGGATTGCTGAACCTCTCATAGTATCAATAACTGCAAACGCTGCATTCAGATCACCACCTGGACTTGTAATAATTAGATTCAATAAGTCTGGTCGTTCTTCAGTAAAGTTTGCTTCAAAGATCCATTCAACCAATGGTTTCGCTGTTGCTAATGATATTTCTTCCATGAGAAGATAAAACGAATGTCTCGAATCATCTCCGCCATCTTTCAGTTGAATGTTTAGTTTGTTCATCATTTAGATACCATCTCTCTCTTTATAAAAAATATGTCTACCAATTTTGGTGGTCTTCTTCAATCGCCATTGCGGATTAACATAGTCTGCGTGGTAATATAATGCACCCTGTGTTACATCCGAAAGTTTTTCATAGTTCGCATAAACATAGACTGCAACGTCTCTTGCTTGATTGTATACGAACATATTTGAAATTGCTGTTTTACCCTCGCAGTACCAAGTAAACTGACATGTTGAGTTTACCTTTTGTTTGACTACAGAGCAAATATCTTTTGGGAATCGTGGATCTTGTGTTCGGTTGAGAGTAACCATTGCCACTGCTTCTTTCCCTGCTTCTGGTTCATAACCAGCTTCATGATAAATGTTTTGTGCAAGACAGTCAACTTGTTTCTGTGCATCTCGTGTCAACTGGCTATATTGTATGTCTAAAATCTTATCACTTGAAAATGCAGTGCTAATAAAAATTACAGCACTTATTGTAAATAAACTTGCTAAAACGTATAATCGTTTACGCATATTGATCTCCTTAAATCAGTTAGAGGTCAGAAGAATGTGTTATTCCTCTGACCCGATCCCTATCAGGTGGACTTTTTGCTATTAGTCTTTGTATTGTCTAGTGGGATATTTGAAACAAAACCATTAAGGGTCTGAGCCTTTGCAATGATTTCGGTTTCGGATGGATACGCTGGAAATCCTGGATGTTCAGGTAACGCACCACCATTGATTTTAGCAACTTCTAGTTGAGCATGCCAACTGTTGCTAATTACTTCACGCTTACCGTAGTATTCATCGTTAAGCATGTCTTTCGCCATTTTTAGTAATTCGAGGCGAATCTCGAATGGTGTCATATTTGACATAGTGTACTCCTTTGTGTTGTGTTTGTGTAATGATGGTTTTATTGGGATCCATCAACCCACGTGTAATCTATTTAGGAATTACTTTGGTTCTGCTTTTTTCTTTGGAGTTGGTTTTGGTGACTTTGGAGCAGGTGGGCAATTGCCTTTCTTGTCTTTCTTAACACAATTCTGTTCTTCTTTTGCTGCTGGCTTAGCTGGTAAATCTGCTGCAAATGTCATCGAAACAAATGCCAATAAAACTGCTGATACTAATGCTTTCATTTGGATTCTCCTATAAAATTAATCTTAACATCTGGATTGTTGGTCATGATTGCATTCCATCTTTTTCGCCAACCTTCCACATGCTTGTCCGTATTTAATGGTCTAGTGTCAGTATATTTATGAGTATAACTTTCAGTGTTACTGGTAAACCAAGCATCACACCCGTAAATATGTATTTCTTTGTAACCAAGTTCAATCACTTTACTACAAGCAACATGGCCACTTGAATCATATTCTGGTAATGGTTTGACAAATCCTAAAAAATAACCATTAAAATATTCTCTATTTCTGAAGAGTGTTTCTCGCCATGCCATTTCACTAAACCATATTGGTGTAAGTGGAAGTTTGTTATTCCACCATTCAAACACTACACCAATATCTAAAACTATTGTGCTGTCTACTTTTGTCCAAGGGATATTACATCCTATGATATAATCATATGTATCAGGAGAAGTGAACATAGTCCTACTTGGACCATTGCACAAAACTGCAGCTTTCATTATTCAAATACAGCGATAATAAATTCTTCTTTAATCATAGCACGTTGAGCATCACCAACTTTAACTGGAGATGCTTTAGCCCAGTCCAATAAAACTACATCACCAACTGCTACGTCTTTAACGTCTGGTCCAATTGCTAGTACAGTTGCTTTGGCAGTGTCACCAACACCACGTGCACCTTCAATAATAATTCCAGATGTAGTTGTTTCTTCTTTCTTGTTTTCAGCAACAAGAACTCTGTCTTTCAATGGGGTTAATTCCATAATATCCTCAAGTTAAAATAAAAATGGTGGTTTTAGAGACCACCAAACTCTTTAATTAGAATGCGTATTTTGCACCAACAAGAATAGAAGAACCATTCAAGTTGTTAACACGACTCTGTCCTGCTTGATAGCGATAATCAACAGTTGCTGCGATCTTGTCAGTTACTGGAACTGAAACACCTGCACCAACTAAAGCTGCATAACCATCAGCACCAGTTTTCTGATTTAGATAAGATGCACCAGCTTTTGCTGTTAATGTTGCTGAACCGATTTTGGTAATATCGTATCCACCTACTACGCTATACTTATCAAGATCATTACCTTTTGTATAACGATCGAAGCCAGCAGTAACACTGAACTTACCGAAATGCTCACCAACTGTAACACCACCACCAGTGCGATCAGTATTAGCAAAATCAACACTACCATTTACACCAACTTCAACAGCTGATGCAATGCCAGCAAATGCCAATAATGATGCGATTAAAATTACCTTTTTCATACTTTTCCTTTTTAAAAAATGGTAACTTATTCTGTTACGAGGAAAGTTACCGAAACCCTAAGCAGTGTTTAGGCTGCTAATGCGAACTGTTCGTCGTTTGCGTTTACGTTGTTTTAGTTTTTGTGTCTTCTCTGACAAGTTGTCCACTTCTGTACTTGTTACCCTGTCGAAACCTAGTCACCCCCATCAAAAGCACTACAGATGATTAACTCTTTACACCCCTGCTGTAACAGGTGGATCCGTGATCGAGTCTCGTGCTTTTGGTGGAGGTGGGGAGAATCGAACTCCCGTCCAGAACACTTTTCTAGTTGCTTCATACAACCATAAAATATAAGTATACCTCACAATTCCTTGCAAGACAAACTTATATGTTATATTTATTCTTGTACTCAAGTCTCAGTTTACGGAAACCACCAATCCATGTATCTCGTTTCTCAATAAACCATCTTGGGTCGTCATTTTCTACTGCCATGATAATTACAAGTCTGTCTATCGGGATTCCTGTTCTTTCTTCAAACGCAACTGCATAAGCTGCTGTTTGCATGAAGTAGTTGTGAATATCATCCCTGTCTTTTGGTTTGCTTGCAGTTTTGAAATCAATGACTGACAATCTTCCTTGGAAATCTGCAATACAATCCACAGTTCCAGCCACTTGAAGAAAATCAGAATAAAGAGGATCTTCCAAAGCGTGAATGTTGTCGATCTCATCTAAGAGGAATTTGATTGAGTTGAACATCTCCGCATCAAACATATCTGGTTCAAAAGATTCTCCAAGCAAATAGGATTCGCAGTTGTTGTGGATTCTTGTTCCACGTGCACTGGCTCTTCCTGAGATTCTGTTTGCTTCTTCATTGCCAACTCTTGCTCGCCATTGGGCGATCCCCTTTGCTGTGTGCAATCCCGTAACGGTAGTAACGGAGGGATACGAAAAACCCGATGGGGTCTTGTAGACTCTGGTTCCATCGGGTTTTGTATCACGTTCGAGTTTAGCGAAATCATGATGTATAAAGTTTTTCATTATGTCAGTAAATTAATACACTCATTGTAATGTTTAATACGATCGTCAAGACCAATGTATCCACCATTAATCTTTTTCGTCATCAACTTAATGTCACCATTGTCTGCTTGAACATTAAGACCATTTTTATTCCAGAACCAGATTGCAGACATCAAAGCGAAGTCACGATCTGCTGTAACCCAGTCTGGATTATCTACCACATTTTGCCAGTCGTCAAACATATCTTTGGCAAACTGAGTATAGTTGCTACGTCCAGTCAATTGAATTGGACCACGTCCACGATACTTGTATCCATCGCCAGAGTGCTCATCACCATTACCCATACGACTGCTGTAAATTCTGTTAGCAATCTTTTCTGGTTGTTT